AATTAAAAATCAAAGAGCCTTTATATATTTTAACTGGAAATAGTTTAGGAACTATTGAAAGAAATATTTTAAATGAATTAAGGAATAAATACGGGATAAAGTTCCATATAAATAAATTTAATGAGTTTAAATTATTAGGAGTAAAAGTTTGTATGTTTGGGCATGGAAAAACTATTGATATGGATAGAATAAGAGGTATGACAGCTTTTGGAGCTTATATCAATGAGGGAACTACAGCAAGTGAAGTAGCTTTTAAAGAAATATTAAGTCGTTGTAGTGTTGATGGTGCAAGAATAATAATGGATACAAACCCAGAAGATCCAGAACATTATATAAAAAAAGATTATATTGATAAAGCAGATGGAGAAAGATTAATAGAAATTAATTTTAGTCTATATGACAATACATTTCTATCACAAGAATATATAAAAAATATGGAGCTAGTAACACCATCAGGAGTATTCTTTGATAGGAATATAAAAGGTATGTGGACCACAGCAGATGGTGCAGTATATCAAGATTTTGATAAATCTAAACATCTTATTAGAGATATATCTCAATATAACTTTATAGATTATGTTGCAGGCATTGACTGGGGATATGAACACTATGGGGCTATATGTTTATTTGGAATAACAAGTAAAAATGAATTTGTTTTACTTAAAACAATAAGAAAGCAATATCAAGAAATTGACTATTGGATAGATGAGTTAAAAAAAATAAAAGAAGAATACGGAAATATTCAAATGTATGCTGATAGTGCTAGACCAGAATACATAATGAGATGTAGAAAAGAAAAACTAAAAGTTTTTAATGGGGATAAGGCTGTATTGTCAGGTATTGAAAAAGTAGCTTCTCTCATAAAACAAAATAAATTTTTAATTTATGATAGTGAGGATTTTCTTCAAGAAATATATAAATATGTATGGGATAAAAAAACTGGACAACCACAAAAGAAAAATGATGACTTAATGGATGCTATAAGATATGCCATTTATAGTTATAAAGAAAAGAAAGAATTTAAAATTATTTCAGTGTAGGAGGTGAATATGGAGAAGATAAAAATCAAAGGTAGGCAAATGATAGAACAATTTACAAAGGTTTTATTTTCTGAAATATCTGAAACAAATGAGTTGTTAGACCAATCAACAGTTGATGAAATGTTAAAGGATATAAATATAGCAACTTTAATTGGAAAAATTAATAGATCAGTTGCAGCAAGAGAATTAGTTGTCGGGACAGATGACACTAATTTAACTGATAAAGCTAAGGAAATTCAAGAGAGATTTAATGTAGCTAAGTTTAATAGAATCTTTAAACATATATTAACTGCTAGATATTATGGATATAGTTTATTTGAGAAAGTCTATGATGAAAATTATAATTTATCTTCACTTGTGTTTATACCCCAATCATTTGTCAATTATGATACAAAAGAGGGCTGGTACATCAATGCTAGTAATACAAAAGAATATATAAACAAAGATAAATATTTCTTATGTATCCACGAAAGAGATGTTGCTAACAAGAAAGGTAAAAGTATACTTGATAAATGCTTACAATCTTACACAGATAAGAAAATGTATTCAGCACAGTTAAGAGGCTTAGCTAAAAAGTATGGAGAAAGCATAATATTTTTTGGCTATGATGATACAGAAGAAGAAAATGAAGTTAAGAAAAAAGCAGAAGAAATAAAGAAAATTCAAGGAACAGAACAAACAGTAATCGGTGTTCCAACATCAATGGGAATTGCTTTAAAAGATAGTTTATACATCTTAGATTTAAAAGATATAGATCCAACAATTTATATGAAAATGCACGATTGGGAGTATGAAAAATTAACTCAATACTTACTTGGTGGAACTTTAACAATTAATAATGGTGGAGGCAAAGGAAGCTATGGACTAGGAGAAATACACAAAGAGGGATTTGATGAAGTTATTGAAGATTGTTGTAATTTCATAACTGATAAACTCCAAGAACTTTTATACTATGATGCTTATTTCTTTGGATATGATTACAGAAATTTCTATTTTAAATTAGAAAAAATTAAAAATAGGGATGAAGTAATTGACTATGAAATGAAAAGAGAGGATCTAAAAGCAAAACAATTAGCTAACCAAGGAAAAGGAGAAATAAAAAACAAGGATAGTGATATAGATGGCATTTAGAACTATTACAAGAATAAACATAAAAAGGACCAAATTATCTACTAGACCTTTGATGATGTTGATTAGTAAAGATATGAAAGCAGTTATACAAAGTAGGTTTAGAAATTCAATAGGACCTGATGGAACATATTGGGCTGGTGTAAATAATAGAACTGGAAAACCTTTATTAATTACAGGTAGTTTAATGAGAAGTTTTAAAAACTCTTATACAAGTAATACAGCTATTGTTGGCACAAATGATATAAGAGCAAGACTACATCAGTTTGGAGGAACTATAAAAGCAAAGAATAAACCTTATTTACATTTTAAGATAGGTGATAAGTGGGTAAAAGTTAAAGAGGTAAAAATTAAAGCTAGACCATTTAATGGCTTCAATCAAGAATTATTTGAAAGATATAAAACAATGGTTGCTAGTTATTTAAGTCAAGAGTTAAAAGAAAGTTTAGGAGGTAAATAGTGAAGAAAAGAATAAAAGTATTTGCTGCTGGAAGTTATCCACAAGGGGAGTTTTCAGAGAGTAAAGTCAACGAAATATTTTTTGGAATAACAAAAGCAGACGGTATTTATGCTCATTCAAGTAAATGGGCAGAAAAAGGAGAGCAACCTTTAACAATAGGGGAATTTAGCAATTTCAAAGTAGAAAATGGAATTGCAACAGCTGATGTTGAATTTAATGACAAGGGGCAGCAATATTATAACGATGGAGTTATAAGAGGTGTGTCAGTGGAGATAAGAGATAATAAGTTATCTAAAATTGCATTGTTACCAATTGGAGTTAAACCAGCAGTTGCAGGAGCAGAGTTTGAGGAAGAAGATTATGCACTATTAGAATTTGAGGAAGGAGGAACACAGTTGGATTTAAATGAAATATTAGCACAAGTAAAAACAATGGACTTAGGAGCAAGAACAGCAATAGTAAATGCTATTTTTGGTAGCCTAACAAATGATGAAAAGGAAGGAATAAGACAAGTTTATTGGGCAGATTTTGAAAAGAAAGAAGCTGCAAAACCAAAAACTGAGGAAGAAATCAGAGCAGAAGTAACAAAAGAATTTGAAGATAAAGCAAAAGGAAATGCTTTGAAAGAATTAGCAAAGAAAAAATTTATCCCTTGTATGCAACCAATAATTGAATTTGCTATTGATAAATCTTTAAAAGAAACAGGAGTAGTTGAATTTGAAGAAAATGGAGTAAAAACCAATATTACTTATTTTGAAAATCTTAGCAAAACAATTGAAAAATTACCAGATGCAGCTAATTTTAATAGCAAAACAGAACAAATGGAATTTGAAACAACTGGAGAAGAAAGCATAATTAATAAAACAGCAAAAGAAACAAGAGAAATATTAGGAGGTAAATAATGTTTAACAGAGAAAAGTTTGAAAAAAAAGGCATAGTAAAAGATGTTACATCTATTTCAGGTAATGTTGATAAATCAGCAAAAAATTTAGTTATTGGAGATGTATTAGCTTATGATCCAACTAAAAAGAAATGGAATAAATATGTTAAAGCAACTCATAACACAGGAGCATTTTTATTAGGAATAGTTAAAAATGATGTTGATGTTACAGTAGCAGATAAAACAATAGCAATCTTAACACAAGGGCAAGTTTATAAAAAAGATGTAGCAGAAGCAACAGATGAAAATTTATTTGTATTATTAGCAAAGCAAGGAATTTATTTAGTTTAGGAGGTAAATAATGGCATTAACAAAAACACAACAAGAATTAATTGGAACTTTTGGAGCAATAGAGATTGAAAAAAAACCATTTTGGAGTACATTCACAGAAGCTAAAACTCCATATTTAGCCTTATCAGACACAATAAAAGTTGATGAAATAATGGCAGGTATGATGAAAGCTGGGATAATTCCAAGAGGTGCGACAATACCAGCTATTAAAGTAAATGGTCATAATAGAGTTACAATAACTCCATATATAATTGCAGGGTCTGTTGGTATATCTGCACTTGATACTTTAAATGCAGAAGCTGGGGAAGTTGTAATCTTAAATGGTAGAGAAATGAAAGCTAAAGATTATGACAGAATACAAAAAGTTACTGAAATAAAAGGCTCAATTGAAAATACAAAAGAAGATATAGCAGCAAGAGTATTTATAACTGGAAAAACAAAAGATTTAAATGACAATGATGTTGATTTAGGTTTTGTAGCAGAAGAAAGCAAAACAAAAGGTACATCAAGTTGGACTATTATTTTAACTCAATTAGTTGCAGATTATTATTCTAAAACTAAAAGATATCCAGACAAAATAATGGTTGGAGCAAAAGTAGCTGATGACATTATAAAAGAAATTAATGCAGCTAAAACTCCACAATTTACATCAAAAGTAAATATTGTAGATGGTGGAATAAGAATAGAATTAGGAGGATTTGCATTACCAATAGTTACATATCCAGCAAATGACATTGGAGAAAATACAGATACAAAAGTAACTTTATATAAAAATGTATGTTTAATTCCAGTTTATGCAGGACTTGAATATGTAGGAACAGATGGAAAACCATCAATGATTAGATCAGAAGTTGTATTAGATAAGACAGAAGCTAACAAAGAAACAGGACAAGCGAAAATGTTTGGTAAATCTGCACCATTCCCATTGGTTATACTTCCAGAATTATTCAGAAGATATAACTTTACTGATTTATCTTAGGAGTAGCTTATGGAAATAACAAAGTATTCTAATCGTATTCAAAAGTTTTTAACTCAAGAATATGGAACAGAGGAAGCAGCAAAAAATGCATTAGATACTTTTAAAAAAGAGGGGAAAGACATTATAAAACTAAGTGGAATAGAAGTCACTGAAGAACATAATGTCTTCCTTGAACTTTATGCAGAACATAGAATATATCAAGCAATGGGAGATGAAAAGATTGCAGCATTAAAGCTAGAAAGTTTTAATAAACTTTTAAAAAATATTTCATCATTTGTAAACACTAAAAAAGAAGTTGAAAGTATAAAGAAAAAAGGGTTGATGATTTTCAATGATTAAGACTATGGAAGTTTTAAAAGAGGTTAAGAATATTGTATCTAAAGAATTCAATAATGTATCAATAACTATGTTAGAAGATGAATTATTTGATGGTACTATTCTTAATGGAGTATCAATTGAACCTGCTGGAGAAACAGTTAAAAGCATAGGTATTGGAGGATTTTATGAAAAAGAAATAGAAAGTATTAGTTTTAATATTCATCTTATTAAAAAACAAGAATATAAAGGTGATACATATTCTTTAGAAGATTTTATTAATGAAAAAGATAAAATTATAGAACTTTTATATTGTGATGAATTGCTAGGACCAACTGGAAATTTTAGAAGTTTTTCAATATCAACAGAGCCTTTAAAATTTACAGATGATGAAACAGTTTTTGCTGTATGGATATACAAGATAAATGTATTAGGGAAAATTAGAGATTAGGAGGATATATGAATTTAAAAATTGGTATAGGAGTACAAGCTGATGAAAAAACAAAAGCTACAACCATAACTCAGTTAAGAGCTACTGAAAGTAATCTAAAACCAACATTTAATAAAGTTGATTCTGAAGACTTTAATGGTAGTGCTTATAAGGGAGATAGTGCTGTAGTTACTGAAAGTGCTTCTGGAAATATAACTTGTCATTTGACACCAGAAACTTTAAAGCTATTGTTTGAGGGATTTGGATATAAAATGGCAACAGGAAATGCTGGAATAACTGATCCAAAATTAAATGTTACTGATTTTGCAAGAGCTACTGAAACTGGGAAGGTTGAAAAATATTTTACAATTGTAGAGCAAAATCTTGAAGATGGAGAAGAAAGAGTGTTAATTGGCTGTCAAATTAACAATATAACTTTCAATATTTCTCAAGGAGCATACATAACTGTAAATCTTGAAGTAATTGGTTATGAACATAAATATGAAGATGGATCATTAACTACTATAAAACCATTAAAAGATTATGATAAGAGATTAACTTGTATAGATGCCACATTAAAACTTGCAACATCAGATGTATCAGCTAATACACAATCTATTGAAATAACTTTAAATAATAATTTAGAAGCTAAATATGGTTTAGGAAGTAGAGCAGCAACAAGAATTGTAAGAAATGGAAAGATTGAAGCTAATGCTAATTTAACATTTAATGCTTATGATAAAGCAATTTATAAGAAAGCTTATGAAAATCTATTGAGTGGAGATACAGCAGAAGCAGTTATCAATATGCAAACAAAAGATAAAAAGTATATTGGTATCTATTTACATAAATTAGGAACATCAAATGTTGAATTTACTGATAAAAATGCTAGTGGTGGGTTAACACAAGAATTGAACATTCAATATGATCCAACAAATAAAACACCAATAACATTTGCTTTAGGAACAGTTAATTAATAGGAGGAAAAAATGATAAAAAGATTAGGCGATGAAAAAAACTATATTGAATACAATGACAAAATAACTTATGGTACTAGAAAATCTTATGAAAATAAGAAGAAACCAAACTCATTTAGAGTTGATGGAGGAGAAGTTGGTTTTGAAATGAATGCAGTTGATTTTAATAAATCTCCAGAATTTGTTTTAATTTCTGGTTGTTTAACAAAATTAGTAGAAGATGGAGAGACTAAATATGAAAGAGGATCTAATTTAAGAAATACAGTACCTTATGAAGTTATCTGTGATGTAATAGAAAACTCTGAAAATCTAGATAAAATGGTTGAGGATATAGAAGAAAAAAATAATCTTAACCCAAAAACAATATCAGCTATTAAAAAGGAGATTGAGGCAGAAAAAAACGACTAAAATTTCTTTTAATAGCAAGTGAACATTTTTTAAATGGTATGGAAACATCAGAAGATAGCCCTTATTTTAAAGAAATTATGCATTATAAAGAACTTATAAGAAATAATATTGTATTTTTAAGGAAAGAAGCTTTCAGTGGATATTTCTATATAGCATTTTTACCAGAAGGAGATATTGGTTATAACAATCACGAATATGAAGTTATAAAAGATTTAGAAGATGTTAAAAATGCATTAAATGAAATTTTAAGTCAAAAAAATAAAGGATAAATAAGAGGCTTGAAATAGCCTCTTTTATTGAAAGGAGAGTAAAAATTGGCTACAAATACAATAGAGATGAAAGCTATTCTTGATGATAAAGTTACTCCTGAGGTGGAGAAATTAGCTGCTGCTTGTGGTATGAGTGTACAAAAATTTAAAGAAATGATGGCACAAGTATACAGAGTTCAACAACAATTTTCTAATTACTCTCCAGAAGTTATAAGAGCATTGAAAACAGTTCAAAGAGAAAATGAAAGAATAGCAAAAGAAGCTGAAAGAACTGCAAAACAACTTGAAAAAGAAAAATTAAAAGCTATAAAAGAAACAGAAAAAGAAGAAATTAGGAAAGCTAAAGAAATTCAAAAAATTAACCAGCAATTAGCTAAGGAAGCTGCAAGACTTGCAAAAGAAAGTCAAAAAGAAGAAGTGAGAAGATTAAAGGAAATAGAAAAATCTAATCAACAAGCAATTAAAAATGCTGAAAAATTAGCTAAAACTATTGAAAAAGAAAAACAAAAAGAAATTAAAATAGCAGAAAAAACAGCAAAGCAAATTGAGCAAGAAGAAATTAAAAAAGCAAAGGCTACTATAAGAGAAGCAGAAAAAATAGAGAAAGCTAATAAAAAAGCTTTTGAACAATCAGCAAAGGAAGCAGCCAAAGCAGCAAAAGAAACTGAAAAAGCTTACAATAATGCAGTAAAAAAAATGAAAACTAATTTTAATGAGATTTATAATTCTGCAAAAGTTGCTTTTGTTGGAATAGCTGGACTTGCTGGATACTCTGTTAAAGGGTTTGCAGATTTTGAATTTTCTATGAAAAAAATAAGGACAATATCAAATGATAGTGTAGATACAATTAGCACTAATATAAGGAAAATGGCTTATGACACTGGAATATCATCAGAAGAATTAGCAGGGTCATTGTATGATTTAGTTCAAACTATTCAAGATGTACCTGAAAAATATGAAATGTTAGATACTGTTTCAAAGTTATCAGTTGCAGGGTTTTCAAATAGTGCTGATGCAGTTAATTTATTAACATCAACTATATTAAGTTATAAATATCAAATAAAAGATGCTGAACTTCTTTCAAGTAAATTTTTGGTTGCTCAAACAAGAGGTAATACAACTATAACTCAATTGGCAAATTCATTGGGAACTGTTATGCCAATTGCTAAAATGGCAAATGTAGAATTTGATCAATTACTTGCTTCTATATCAACAATGACATTAGGAGGAGTAAAAACAGATGAAGCAACTACATTCCTAAGAGCAATGTTAAACGAATTAACAAAAGCTGATTCTGATGTAAGCGAATTATTCCAAAAAATAAATAAAGGTATGGATTTTAAAACTTATATGGCTAATGGTGGAAATTTAATAGATGCTATTGAAATGCTTAGAATTGAAGCAGAAAAAGGAAATCAAAGCCTATTAGATTTATTTGGAAATGTAAGATCATCACTTGGAGCTGGAACTTTAACAGGTTTAAAAGATGAATATATAAGTATATTATCAGAAATTGCTAATGCTCCTGTTGAACATTTAGATAATACATTTAAAAGAATAAATGACGGTACAAAAACTAATTTAGATAAAATCAAAGAAACGATTAGCCAATTTAGAATGGAAATAGGGAATAGAGTTGCAGAAGATATAGGAGAAGCTTTAAACATTACTAATGATAAATCTTTTAAGGAAATGTTTAACAAAGAAAGAATAGACGATATCTATGCAACAGGGAAAGCTATTTTATATGTTGCAGGGACTATAACTGCATTAGGACTAGCTATAAAAACAGCAACTATTTTAAATACAACCTTCGCAAGTATAAAAACATTTGTTACTTGGGTAACAACTACTGGAAATGTGGCATTAATAGAGTTTACAACGACTATTGGGGCATTAATTTATGGTATAAACGATTTAAATAATATGGATTTTAAGAATATTCAAGACTTAGAAAACTTAAAAAAAGAAAATAATGAGCTTGAAAACCAAAAAGAATTAATAAATGCTGTAAAAGAAGATTTAGAAAAAGGCATTATAAATCCAGATTTTTTATTAGTTGTTGATGGAATGGATAATCTAAAAGAAAGTTTAAAAGAAATTAGTATGCTTGATCCTAACACAGATGAATTTAATAAAAAATTAAATGACTTGTTAGAAAAAGTAAGAGAGTTACAAAATGAATTAAATAATACAAATGGGAAAGTTGTTAATGTAGATATAGGTGTAAATATTAGAATGCCAAAAATAAAAGCAGAAGATTTAACAAGGTATGATGATGATATTCAAAATTTTACTAATGAAGTTTTGAAGTATAATAACGAAAAAAAATCAGAAAATAAAACTGTTGTTATTGGAAGTTCTGGAACTGGCAAAAATAAAAAATCAAAAAGTGGTGGAAGTAATAAGGACCCATTTAAAGATTTTATTTCTGAATTAGGAGCTAAGATAAAATTTGACTTAAATCTTGATGATAAAATACAAAAACTTGAAGAATCTAAGACAAAATTTAAGAAGAATATAAATGAAATCAATATAGCTATTGATAACTTTAAGATTGAGGATTTAGGAAATAAAATCACAAAAGTATTAGATGGAATTTCTTTAAAATCTCATAATTATTCTATTGATGAACAAATAGAAAAAATAAATCAAGCTAGAGTTTATCTTGAAGAACAATTAAATTTAGCTCAAAAAAACGGATTAAAAGATTTAGCTAATGAAGTAAAAGAAAAATTAACAAAATTAGATTTAACAAAAACTCTTTTACCTATTGAAAAGCAAACTGAAGATATTTCAAAAGAGTTAGAAAAAATAAAAGAAACTTCATCAGAATTAGAAAAGAAAAAAGAAAGCCTTTCATTTGATGAAATAAAAAACCAAAAAGAAGCGTTACAAAGAGATATAGAAAGTCAAAAATCAGTAATTGAAACAGTTAAGAATGCTTATTCTGATTTATTAGATAAAGGAATAATAACACAAGGAGATTATGACAAGTATATTGAAGAATTAGATAAGCTTGGAAAGAGTGCAAAAGAGGCTGGAGATAGTTTAAAAGAATTACCTAAGAACTTAAATACTGCTTTTAGTGGTTTAGCTCAAAATATGCAATCATTAGGTTCTGCTGTTGGAAGTAAAACAATTGGAAGCATAGGGAATATAATTGGTGGGATTAATAATTTAAAAGACATTTCTAATACTTTTAAATCTGGTGGAGGACTAAAATCTATTTTAGGAATGTTTGGAACTGGTGGAAGTCTTGCAGGAGGAATAACATCAATAGGTACTTTAATAGGTGGAGCAACAGCAGGACTAGGTATAGTTAAGTCTATTGGCTCAATAATTGGCTTTGGTAAAGGTAAAAATAAAGCTGCAGAAATAGATAA